AGATTCAGTTGGTTCAATGCTTTTCTGAACTGTAGTGGAGTTACAAAACTAGGAACAAGCATCAAATCAGGGGCGGCAGGAACTGGCGTGTTTCCCTCTGCCAACCATGCTTGATAATCTGCCCATTTGTCTGTGTTTTCTGGACCTATGATATCGCCATCCCATTCTTGAACAACGGCGTCCGTATTATTTCTTGCTATATAATTTTTCATTAGTTCCATCCATAAATTTTGATAGTGCCAAAAGCGATGTTTCCAGATGAAAAGTATATCTGGAATCCTGTAATTGCTCCCGTTCCGCCCTGCCATCTAAATGAACTTGTTGTCGTAAGATCAACACCATTACCAGGGTGATGGTAAGTAGTCGAACCGACAAATCCTTTATGATAACTGGTATTAGTAGGGTTAAACACTTTAAAAAACCCACTTACGCCTGCATATGTAGTATTGTTAGATGTGCCATTAGACACCCAAGTAAATACTCCAAAACCGGCACTAGCTGACCATGTGTAGTTAGAAGCAATCATTTGTCCATAAGCATAATTAGCAGATTGATAAGCACCGCCACTATAAACTCGTATTGCTCCATATTGGTTGGTTGTAGCAGGAGTTATGTTTTCAAATACAATCTCATAATATCTATAAGCAGATGAAAAACAATCTGTAGTTCCTAGTGATGGAGAGTTTGATGCTGTCAATGTCTGAATAAGTGTCTTGCCACCTGTTCCCACAACTGTTAGATTGTTGATTCTTGTTGTGTTATTAGGATCACAGTAGAAGCCAGTATCGTTAGAATCATAGAAGATTGGGGCTCGCATAGAGTTTGTTGCTTGAGGATAACCATCACTAAGACTTAAAATATCACCGCCTGATTCCCAATCCCAAAAAGTAAATCTATGATAAGCGAGTCTTGTAAAAGTGCCTTGATTTTCAATAGCGAATCCTGGACTACCATCACCTGATCCGAATCCGCCAAAAAAGTTACATGTGGTATCAACATCAAACGAACTAAACTTTGATCTACCAGTAGGATCACAATAGTATCCGGTATTATTAGAGTCATACATAGCTTCAAGATAAGAAACATAGCCATAGTAGCTACCATCGACTCTTAGATTAATACTAAAGTCGCCACCATTAGATCCTGGATAACCATGGATTCTAAACTCACCTTGACCGCCTTGATCAGTAGTGTTATAAACTGTGATGGATGGAAATCCACCCCACGCTCTATCGAGACTAGCTCTCCAATTGATAATATCTGCTTTATAAAGAACCGATGTTGATGCAGGATCAACATAATAAGCAGTATTGTTAGTATCATAAAAGATCGGAGCCCTAGAATCTTGAGCGCAAGTAACTCTCCAAAAGCTGCTAGTGCTTTCTGGCTGTAAATAGTAACTATTACTACCATTCAGATATAATGCGCCGCCTATTATCTTATCAAAGTCCCAATTACCCCAAGGTGAAGCTAGAAATCCATAGTCGGTTCCATCACCATATAGCTGAACGCCGAATGTGCCATTGGACGCTCTGATAAGTAGACCGGAAGCGGTGGTTCCGGAAACCGTAAGTTGTGCGCTTTGTGAATTGTAAGAACCATAAGTATGACCAGCTACGGTGGCGGCGCTTAAATTTGATGTGCTGGCAGGATCAACATAGAAACCAGTGTTATTAGAATCGTAGAAGATCGGAGAACGCATAGAGCCGGTGGCTTGTAAATAACCACCGTTAAATTGAAACGCACTTCCATCCCAATAAAGATAATAGTCACCTGATTGACTAAAGTAATAAACACCAGTTCCTGTTGAGTATGATCTATATGTTCTAACGTCACCAGAGAATGTTGCTCCTGAAAGAGGAGCATAATTAGCAGAACCTGTAACACCAGTTACACGACCGTAAGCATCTACTGTTATAGCAGAAATACCGGACGAATAAGATGCTGCGCCGCCGCCGGCCGTTGCCAAGTCAATAGTTGGTGTAGTTCCACCAGAACTTGTGATACGGCCAGATGTTCCTGATACAGAAGAAACTTTAGTATTGGAAGATGTAAATGCAGCGTTAGCGGTATTAAACGAAGGAGCGGTAACGTTGTTCGCAAAAGTAAAAGCAGCGTTGGCAACGGTGTAGGCCGCATTAGCAACAGTGTATGCTGCATTAGACATTGTATAATCATTATTCTGTAATGCATACGCCGAATTGGCTACATCAAAAGCAGCATTAGCAGTATTATATGCGGGTGCTACTTGAGGAGCAACGTTGTTAGCAGAAGCGAATGCGGCGTTGGCAACACCAAACACAGAATTAACTGCATTATAAGTTATGTTAGAATGAAAGAAGGCAGCATTGGATGTTGTATATGCTGCATTCGTTGTCGTATAAGCAGCATTGGTTGTTGTGTAACTTGAGTTAGCTACCAGAAACGCTGCGTTTGCTTTATCAAAAGGAGAAGCAATATCAACAACGGCGTTAGCAATAGCAATCGTAGGAGCACTAACAGTACCAGAGGCATCGACGCTGAATATAGTATTACCATTTACCTTTAATCTAAAGACCTTAGAAGAAGGATCAAAGCTAGTGGCATTGATGCTTAGTCCTAATCCGGTGTAATCTTTGGTAGGATCAGTCCAAGACGATGTAAGATTAGAAATTTTAACATTTGCCATATTTGTCATAGAGTTACCTGTTCTCCTGTTTCTAGGACAACGGCTGCTCCATCTTCATCAAACACATTATTAAAGTTCACATCTACATTTCCATCTACCTGATAACCAGAAAAAGTAAACTGATTACCAGATGTTTGTCCTGTGATTGTTCTACCTGAAAGATTTGTTAGTCCTACGCCTTGTAGATTGTTTAAAATAGCAAGACCTGAATTACCACCAACTGCGGTAAATCTTGTAACTTGGCCTACAATCTGACCTGCTAGACTTACAAACTCACCATTCATAAGACCGCCAAAACCTTGTGCTATGTTACCTAGACCTCCGCCAAAAGAACCACTATATGCTTTTACTTTTTGAGAACCTGTCATAGGTGTTGGAAAGTTAGTAACATGCTGAATCAATCCGATTTGATCTGGTGCAGATTGATCCATCATGGCGACAATCATAGGAATGCCTTGAACCAGCACCTTACCCGGTGATGCTGATATCAAGGCACCTAACATACTATGATTGTTTACCATACCCGCAACAGCGGCTGGCATACCTTCGACTAATACTTTTGTATTGAGACCTGTGTCAACTGTAACAGCACCACAGGCTCTTTGATCGCCTACTCTATGAACTGACGGCATCTTTTCTTGGTCGTCCTCTGCCTCTCTTTGGAGGTTCGTTTATTTTTCTCATTTCTACAACTTGTATCTGTGGAATATTTATCACAACTGTACCACCTTCGTCTTGGATACCTGTTGATCCCATACCACCGACACGACTTGTCTTTATCCCAGGTCGTGCTGCGGTTTCTACAATAGAATAAGTTTCGTCTTTGATTAGTTCGGCCTGTGCGATACGATCACCTGTATGAATATTGATAGCATTGTCGGAGATATTCCAAATAAGAACCATCAATTCTTCTACATAGTCTGAATCAATCACGCCTTCGGCATTAGCCAGAACAAGACCTTGCTTTAGTGATAGACCTGACCGGGCGTGAACACGAACAGAATAACCTTCGGGAATGTCCAGAATGAGACCTGTAGGAACCATAATCCTATCACCAGGCTGAATGCTAATCATACCACTCATAGGACGAGTAAAGGCTTTATTGCTTCGTGAAAAGCCTTTATATTCTACCTTGCCGGCACTCTGAAACTGTAGATCAAAGCAGGCAGAACCTTCGGTCTGCTTCTTTGGGATCTGATTATAAGGATGTGTTTTCCAAATTTTCAACTGTGTCATAACAAACTCACTTTCTTATTCTGTTTCGTGTCTCTTTTTACCTAGAGAATACTTGGCAACCAGATTCCACTCTGGCTTCTCCATGTATGAAATGATTTTGATTCTATTGAGAGGTGTTAGAGGTTCTTTACTCTTGTCTGGATCGACCAGAGTTACTAGTTCCCACTCTGCTAGTAGATTGGCAATCGTATTACGACGACCACGATCCTCTTCCGAGAAGTCTGTTGGTTTGCCGTCTAGCATAAACATTTCTTTGAAATGTACCAAGTAGTAACGACCCTGCTTATGTAGAATATGACAAGACTGATATAGCGTCTTATCTTTCTTTGACGCCACGCCAATTCTGGTTAGCGTCTCTTTCACCTTCAAAAAGGCTTGTGGGTCAGGAAGCCTTACTTCCACGAAGTCTTCTAGATTTGCTGTCATTTAAGCCACCTTTATTGAGTTTCTTCTTTATAGTATCAATCTGGGTAGCGTCTAGCAGAACCAAAGCCTCTTTTGCCTTTTCGTTGGAGTAGTTGTAATACTCCTTCACAGCTTCCAGGTCTTCAATGGTTTCACGCTTCTCCCATTTACGAAAAGGGCGCTTATACCCTCTAATGCTATTTAGCAAAAACTGATATTGCATATTTGCTGGGAGACTCGGATACTGATTCATTTCATTGGCTTGTAAAACGCAATCGTAGTGAAACGAGATTGCCCGGTTCACTACGAAAGCAGCATAGTCCTTATCATTCTCAAGGACATGATTTTTGGTATAGAGGATAGAAGGTATAATGTCCTTGAATAGATCGCTCATTTTATTTCACATTCAATCATGATTTCAGTTAGACAAGCAACCAGATTTAGTTCTTGGTCAGCAACAAACGCTGCCTGATACTGATACTTTGCCAGTGTAACAACAGCGGCAGGTATTGTTTCTGGCTTTAGATACTCATACAGGTTATCATACACGGAACGATAAATGCGTGATGGATCAATGTCAGAGTTTAGCACAACCCACTTACGCATAGCAGTAAAGTCTTTACCCTTTAGCGATTTGATTAGATCGTCAAGGCTGCGAACGCTGTCAAGTTGAGCAGCAAGACCAGCATCAATGCTTCCAGAAACAGAATACCGTTGTAGTTCATTAAGAGTCCTACGATAGTCTGGGAAATACTTTTCAACAACCTTGACAAGGACTTGCTTATCATATTCAACACCTTCATCGTTTAGGATTTGCTGTAACCGCTTGAACATCTTCGAGGCCATAGAAGGCCTCTCGGTATTCTTCAAGGTAAAGTCAACGACGGAACATCTAGAATGAATAGCGTCCTTGATCTTTGCCTTGAAGTTACATGTGAAAATGAAAGAACAGTTGGACGAAAACTTTTCAATCACGCCTCTAAGAGCATCTTGCGTATCTGGTGTCAGGCCGTCGGCTTCGTCTAGAATGATAACCTTACGACCACCAGTAAGCGATACGGTCGACGCATAACCCACAACCTTTGTTCTTAGAACATCAATGCCTCTTTCTTCTGAGGAGTTGATGAAAAGATAGTTACAACCGATTTCATCGCACATAGCCATAGCTGCGGTAGTTTTACCACAGCCAGCGGGACCAGAAAGAAGGAGATTTGGAATCTCCCCCTTATTCACATATTCCTGAAATGCTTGTTTGATACGGTCAGGAAGAACGCAGTCCTCAATCTTGTGAGGTCTGTAGCGTTCCACCCAAAGGAAGTCATTGCTCATTCATTTTCCTCATAACGAGATGCGCTAAGTTGCATTATAATAG